CATAAGCTGTGCGCACTTTTCACCTATAGGAACTTCTGATTTTATCCTTTCCTTTTTATTGTTATGTTTTATTACCTTTTAATTGATTGCATATTACACACATTGTTTGATAGTTTTCTAACTCATCTTTTCCACCTTTAGACTTTGGAATTATATGATCCTTTGTAATTAAAACTTCTTGACCATTATTATCAATTCCATATAGATTTAAATGGTATGATATATCTTTTTCATGTTTTTCTTTTGCAAAATATTTGCCCTCAATTCCACAACAAGCACACTTCATTCCTTTCGTAAAAAATGTTTGATATCTTTGACTATTGCCTTTTATAATGTCACCATCTAACTCTACTTTTGCGTTTCTTTTATCTTTTTCAAACAAAACGTCTTTTGTTAATTCTCTTATTTGATCAATTGAATGAGCTGATTTTCTTTCAATAATTTTCCAAGAATATTCTGGCTTAAATTCAGATAATCTAATGTCTTTATTTGAAATATAACAATCAACAGATAATATCTTTTTTAAATCACCAACTGTTTTTGCAATCTCATTAATTGATACTCTATGTCGATTCCAAATAATATCAAAAATCTCTATATTGGGTTTTGGAGACATTGGATTATTATTTTTAGGGAATTCTGTAGATAAAAACTCCTCTATCGTATTAAATTTAGCCATTAATTTTGTTTTGTTTCCGTCTAAATAATAATGAAATTTTAATCCTTTAAAAAATTCTCTCTTTCCCATATCCAATATCTCCTTCAATCTTTAAAAAATCAACTTATCCAAATTAAATCCAGCAGCACCTCTATGTCCTCCACCGCCATATTTCTTTGCAATATTAGAAACATCCACAGTTTTTGAATACATACTGTAAGACCATGAATTATATCTGCCATTATATGAAAATGGCATTAATATATCATATGAACCATTGTCCACAGATTTAAACCAATCACTGCCAGCTAATCCAATATTCATTGCATATACTTTATATCCTTCAAATTCTGTTTCAAATCCCTTTGATTCACAATATTCTTTTGCAAAACTATCACGATACTCGATGATTACTTTTCCTTCTTCAATATATTTCTTCTCTGCACCGTCATCTAAAAGGTTATACCAAATTTCATTATCTGGACTCTTATCGTATGCATCGAATCCCATATGAAAATATTTTGTATCATCACCAAATTCAAAAGTCCACACATCATAATCAGCAATATATTTTGTAAACATTGGGGCATCTTTTGTCATAGAAACATTAAACTCTTTCGGATTGCCACTTCCTCTTTCAGTCATATGATGTAACCAACAATATGTAAGCATACAACCAGCTATTCCATCATATCTAATCCCACGAATAGGAATTTCAAAATCAGAATATCTTTCTATTGCCGATTTATGATGGTCAATCCAAGTAACATCTTCCGTTATCCCTAATAGTTTTCTCATTTCATCTGGCATAATTGAATAATCAACAATATATACCTGCTCATTAGGATTTATCTTATCAAAAGGAAAATCCATTCCATAGTTGATAGGAATAAACTCTGATTCATATCCATCATATACTCCTGCGCTTAAATATACCCAAAAAGCAGCACACTTTCCGTCATCATCTACATGATAAAAACACTTCAATTTATCACTCCTCCTTACCACTCAATCCAACCATCAGCAATACCAATCATCCAATAAATCAAATCGTCTCTATTATTCTTTAATTCTCCATCTATGACTCTTTTTAATATCACATCGAGCCAATGACCAACATCCTTCCCCTCTTTCAAATTCATTGTTTTCTTTACATCATTTCCATTTATAGCTAAATTCTTTAACGAAAAACATTCCTGCTCTTTTAATATCTCTTCAAAAATGTTTTCTATATTATTGACTTTCTCTATCCGAGATTCTTCATAATCCGGTTTCTGCCCTTTAATATCTGCTTTTCTGATCTCCAGCAACCGTCTAAATTGTTTTTCACCAATTTTATTGAGCCATCTCTTAACGTACTTATTTCCTACCTCAAAAGTCGCATCATGATAATAAACAAGTTCTACTACATTATTTCTCGTTTCATTATCAAACCTAAGACGTTTCATAATAGAGTCTGTAATTTCAGCACTTACCTTTCCGTGACCTTTAAAATGTCTAATACCATCTTCTCCATCTTGGTAGGAATGTGGTTTGCCGAAATCATGAAAGAAAACAGCAAGTCTAACCACTAAATCATCAGACTCACATTTCTCTATTGCATGGACTGTATGATCGAATACATCATATGCATGATATGGATTATTTTGTTGGAAACCTATCAAGTCTTTTAATTCTGGGATAAATAAGGAAAATACGTTTGGATATAAAACTAATTCAACACAGAATTGTTCAGAAGCGACTATTTTACAAAATTCACTATTAATTCTCTCAATTGAGATGTTCTTTAGTCTGTCATATTGTCGTTCTATTTCAAACATTGTTTCTGGGAGTCCTGCAAAACCTAGTTGTGCTTCAAATCTTATTGCTCTCAATATCCTCAAAGCGTCTTCGTTGAACCTGTCTTCTGCGGAGCCAACGCATCGAATCTTTTTATATTTGATATCCTCCATGCCATTAAACGGATCAATTAAACCAGTTTTAGGATTGTATGCCATAGCATTAATCGTAAAATCTCTTCTCCGTAAATCTTCAACCAAATTCTTTGTAAATGTTACATTATCAGGTCTACGATTATCAGAGTAATCTCCATCAATCCGATAGGTTGTTACTTCTATTGCCATATCACTCTCTATAACTGTTATTGTTCCATGTTTCAATCCTGTTTCAATAACTTTTTTACCTCTGAAAACTTTTAACATTTCACTTGGAGTTGCAGAGGTACATACATCCCAATCATGAACTGGACGATTTAGTATAGAGTCTCTAACTGCACCTCCTACAACATATGCTTCATATCCATTTTCATTTAGTAAATTGATTAATTTTTGAACATCTATTGGTATTTTTATATTTAATAAAGAATTTTTCATAAATATCATTACACCTCAATTCACGGTATTCTTTCTTGGAAATTTTTCTAAAATAATAACCTTTTCTACCATATGTAGTTTGATTTTTATCGGACATTCTTACAGAATTTTCATTCATATTATAATATCTGGAACAATCAAGAATATTTTCAAAGATACCATCTATTTGATGATTATTCGTATAAGATATTATTGGTGATGACCTCCAGTTTTCAATTCCAACTTTATTTAATTCGTTATCAAAAGAATGATTTATATTATATTTTGGAGTACACCATTCAAGATTATCAACACTATTATTATTTTTATTACCGTCTTTATGATTCACCTCTGGTAAATTTGTTACATTTGACAAATAAGTTAAAGCAATTATTCTATGTATCCCTATGGACTTTTTCTTTTTATTTATTGTTAAATTTACAATCTGATATCCATTTTTATCGATCTTAGGTTTTAACTTACATGGAACTACTTTGCCTTTTATTGAATATACTTCTCCGTTCTGATTTACTAAATAACCAGGAAAATCAGGAACAAACTCACACTGTTTATATATTTCAATTCTGTTCTCAATTTTAACTAAAAATTCACTTTTACTATATAAGCCAACTCCTTTATCATACTTGACTAAGTTCATTTTCATTTTGTCAAATGTACTTCCCGAAATATTTAAGAATTTTCTTATTTGAGCAGACGTTAATAATTCGTTGCTTAATATATCAATATTAGGAATATCTTTATATAATATTTTCAATCACCTCAATTTGTGGAGTTTCAATAAACTTAGCCAATAATCCTTCGTGGTAAAAAATTTTGTCATTTTCAGTAACATCTTCTCCAAGAAACTTTCTTAAAACAAATGGTAACGCATAATTATCTAAACATTTAAACTCTATCTCTGTATTACCATTCTCATCAATAATTTCTTTATAATATCCATCTGTCCTAACAATTTTATGAAGTATAAACAATTCTGTTTTTAACGGAACAGGCATATCTTTCATGCCATTGCGAATTGCAAACACGATTCTTTCTTGTTTATTTTTGTCCATATCAGACACATCAACCACAATTTCATCATTGGAAAAGAATACAACTCGATCCATTGAAATAAACACTTCTGTTAAATATGTCAATGCACCATCCATAAGGTATTTTTCATATGTGATATGTCTCTTAGGATTACAATTACCCAAAATAACCTGACGAATATATTTACTATTGATTATGTGCTGATTACCTGTATATCTCCCAATAAACTCTTCCCAAGATTCTACTCCACCAAAAATATCTGAATTGTAATGATGTAAAGAAGAAAAATTAGCTTTTCTCATATCAATGCTGATAAAACATTTACCATCATTTGAAGACTTAAATATATTTTTATTTGGAAGATTTTTATGTGTAACAGCATACTTGTTCATATCCTCTTCATTAAACTTATGATATGCTTCTGTATTTTTAATATCCAAAATAGCAGCATCTTTTACACGATTGTATTCTTCAAAATAATCCTGTTCACAATTATATTTGGATAGTTCGCTTAAAAAGATATCCCACTTTTTAAGTGTCCCATAGAACTTATCATATAGTGTCAATCTATCAGTAAAATATGGTTCCTGGAATATCCTGATTGGAATATTACGATCTTTACAGAATCTCTCTTTTGCTCTTGTAGACACTTCCATCATACCTCTCCCTTCACAATTCTCTCATTCACATACATCTTAAACTCATTAATTCTTTTATGATCTGGCACATCAGGAAGAGAGGTATTATTTTTAGCATAATCAAATCTCTTCTCATATTCATTCAGTAAATCATAAAATTCAGCAGTCGGTTGCCTATTTTCATCTAAAAACTCACCGTTGCGAATACTCATAAGCAAGTCATGCTCATCCGTCCTATATGTGATAATTTCTTCTTTTTCAAGAATATCAATACACATCATATATAATCTCAATAAATGAGCACAATGCTTTCCCAATTTATCATGGCTGATTGCTTTCTCGTTTCGTTTGCCAATTTTGTTATAACTGCTTACAATCGCCTTCATTTCATTCCACATACCAGTCCAATCTCTCAGCGGATAATTACGAAGATTAATACTCATAAAGATTTCTGATCCCATATCATCCCTATTTGACGGAGCTGTAAAAAGCCTAAGACTGTCATCTTCTCCAAATGGTACATATCTATAACGAAAATTATATGCTGCATTTTTAATGCTCTTTAATATATATTCTTCATTCTGTGCCTGACCTACTAATCTTGCGGCTTTGTTTTCCATTCTACGAAGTTGGCTACCGGCATATCCTCCAAATGTATGAATACAAATTTTTGACAAAAACATTTTTCTATTTTGCAAAAGCTCTTTACCAATCGGATGCAAATATAAATATTGCCAATCTTGTAAACCCAAAATTTCACATGTGTTCGGATTCATTTTTGTCAACAATTCAATCATTTTATTAAATGAATAAATAGTAGTATCAGTTTTTTCATCAACTACTTGTTCAAAATCAATTCCCAATAAAACTTCTTCTTTTTTATTTAAAGAAATTCCTCGAATGTCAAGATCACTACTACCCTTGTTCATTCCATATGCATAAGAACCGCCTAAATCAATCAAAATAATATTCTTTCCTAAATGATTATTCTCGTAAAGAAACTCGTAATCATCTGATTGCATTCTTTTTCTTATTTTATTAATCATACATTTGCACCTTCTTTTTAGCATTTTCCATAATTGTTTTATCATCTTTAATGGAATTTCTATCTATAAAATTCCAAGAACGTTTTGAATAAATTGAGTTTATATTAGAATAAGACACTTTATAAATGCTTGCTATAAAATGTCTGTCATATCCATTATCAAGTAAATAAATAATTTCCTTAACTTCATTTTCTTTTAATTTTGCGCAACCATTATTTTCGCCAGTTTGAGCAATTTTCATTTTAGATGTATCTAAAACTTTTGTGCCTGTCAAAATAATTGATTGCCGTTTTCTTTCCTCATCCGTCCAAATTCTATTTCTTGATGATTCCCATGCTTTTTCCAATGTTTCTTGCGGTATAGAATGATTTCTATACCAACTTCCTTCTTTGTTTATTGACTCATACATCTTCTCTCTTTGAGTTTCACTCCATTTCAAACCACGATTTGTAAATGGATCTATTCTAATATTGTAACCCCATTTGTTATCTGTAGATTTAAAATAATTTATCCAATATTTTTCTCTATCATTTAATAATTCTACATTACAATATTCAAGTACATTAAACTCAAAAGATTCTTCCCCATATTTATTCCATGCATTTTGCAAATGTTTATTACTATGAACATTCCTATTTAATTCACCAAAATGTCGGCAATGTCGATTATACATATTTTGCGATTGCCCTATGTATCTCTTCTGATTTATATTATTCTTTATTTCATAAATACCTGAAGTTCTATCCTTACTCGAAATTAATCTCTTAACCTAAAACCACCTCCATAAGCGTGACTTCCTCCGAGAGTCAAGAGAATGATATTATCACCCAAATTTTTATCTTCTCTCAGGAAGTTATATTCTCTTGTTTTCAACTTTTCTTTAATCTGTTCAATATTCATTCTCTTGCTCTCCTACCAAAATCCATATTTTACGTTTCTTGCTTACCTTTAAACAATCAATAAAATCCAATTTATCCAGAGTGACCATCAACTCAGGTTTGTTTCTCCTTATCTCATTAACAGAAGGATAAATACCAATGTTGACCAATATTCTCGGAAGAAATCTTTCCTCTGTAAAATAAGTTTTCTCCTTTTCTACACTATTCCAATCATCTTCATCTTTTCCAAACATTATTAATGGATCTACTATTGGATTTCCTATAACAATATTCTCTATGTACATCAGTTTTTACCCCTCCCATTGAAATGCAAGATTCAAGACTTATATAATTTTTGCATTGGTAGTAATGTTATTAGCAAGAGAATACGAAAGATTATAATTATCTTTTAATTCAAAAAACGTTTTTTCATTGACATACAATTTACCTGCAAACATTATTACTTTACCATCTTCTACATATGGATAATTATTTTCTATGAACCCATATCTTTTAATCCATTTCTTATTTATTCTCTTTTTTCTATGGATTCTTTTTTGTCTTTTTTTATCTGTTACAATTATGGGAATCCATGTATAAGTACCCCAAATACCATCCATCTATTCACCATCCTGTTCCTGTAGATTTAATCCCATTCTCGTCCGCAGCACATCTTCTTCAATCTGTTCTGTACTTGCCTTAATTTCTCTACCAAAAGCGTCTTTGATAATAATATTGATATCTTTCATTTTCTTTTCCCCATCTTCAATAAACTATTTCAAAACTTGAGACTTTACCTTCATACATTTCTGTAATAATCGGCATACACCTATTCCAAACTACTCCTTTCACTTCCCTATCATCAACATCAATTATCACACCAACAGGACTATTATCTTTTATAATTGGCAATCCAATAATATCTTTATTATATTGAGAATCATTTCTAAAAGATATTTTCATATTTCCGTTATTATTTCTATATAATGATTCAATCATTTTAAAAATATGTTCTATTTCATAATACTGATTATTTGATTGATAATATTTAACTTTTCTTGATACAATTCTTTGGATGTTATCTCCATGAGATGAACAGTTACCGCAATAATGTCTCATAAAATTATCAACCATAAACCAGAATTGGTTCTCATCATCCTTAAGAATATTTGCACCACAAAAGTCGCAATGGGTTTTATTCATGCTTATAAAAATCACCTACTTCCTATCCTTGAATCGCAGATTTTATCCAACACCATACGTCTTTTTGATATTTTCTATGATCAAATCTCTTTCACCATTACTACCGTTATTAACTCTATATTCACTAAATTCCTTACTAAAACATACAGTCTCAATCATAGATAATATTTCTCTTGCAACTCTCTTTTTGATCACATTTTCACTATCTATCCACATTTATTTACATCCTCACAATCTTATACAAATCCTCATCCAAATAATTCTTCAATAACCATTCCTCATCAAATCCCGTACCATGATAGAATTCCTCTGCAATTCCACCACCAATAGCACACAAAGTATCCATATCACATGGAAGAGAATATACATTTCTCAAAAATGACTCATAATCTTCACTATCAAGGAAACATCTGATTGCTACTGGTACACTTCCTTGGCAAGTCACATCCCACCTATATGTATCTCTGTATTCATCTAGTTCATATTCGACACTGTACTTATAAAAATCTATTGGATACTGTCTCTTTACATAGTTGAATATTTCAGCTTTAGACGCACCTGTTCTTACCATATAAATGCACATGGATGTTACAACTGCACCTTTGATTCCTTCAGGATGATTATGTGTACAATCTGCTGATTTTGTTGCCCATTCTATTACTTCTTTTTCTGTATTAAAATGTTCTCCAATATATGAACATCTCATTGCTGATCCATTACCAAAGCTGTTATATGGTTTCTCATCATCCCATCTCAACCAAGAATCAAACATTCCTCCATATCCTACATTTGGATATTTTCTACCTAACTTCCTATAAGAATCAGCAAACGGAATATTATTTTTGACTGCTAATTTAGCAGCCAGTATCATAACAGTATCATCCGTAAAATAACAGTTATCAGTGAACAGTTCACATTTCTTCCAATTCAAATTTTTAGGACGCTGGAACTCATATTGAGAACCAGATATATCACCTAAAATTGCTCCAACTATCGCCATTTAATTATTCTCCTCATTTACACTTACATTCTTAGAATCTTCTACTGCTTTCATCGCCCTCAGATACGCTTCTGTCTGAATTGCAATCTGTTCTTCACGTTTCTTAGCTGTTCTACGTTCCTTATAAGCAAGTCTCTTGGCACGTTTCTTCTCAATCCGCTCCTGTTCTTCCTTCTGATGCTTCTCAAACTCTAACTTCTTCTCATAGACCTTCATACCACGTTTAATCGCATTATTATAAGCTGAAGATCCACCCATAATTTTCTTTGAAATGCATATAGAAATTGCAGACTCCAAACTGAATGTATCAGGTTCTCTACATACAGATTTCTCTTTTGTTCCATCTGCAAAAGTTACTTCTACAACCTTGTTTGGCACAATTGGATTGACATCTACAATTTTAATATCTTTCTCTCTACATGCTAAAATTTTTTCAATTGGTAACATTTCTGTATTAAATGCTCTAACATAATAATCCATCATATTCTCTCCTCCATAACTTGAACATTTTTTATTTTCTAAATAGTTATAAATTATTTCTCTTAATGGTATTCCGGCCAATAATGCTTGATTTACTTTATCTAAACATGCAATATAATCACCCCAACTCAAAGAATGCCTTTGTAAAGTCATGCAAAAATTATCAACAACACAATCTTCTTCATTAGTAATTGTTTTCATAATAGTTTTTTGTTCGTCAATTTTCCTTCGTATTTCTAATTCTCTTTGTTTACTTTCTCTTATAAATGTTTCTATCCAATCATATACAATATTTATATTAGTCACCTTCCTTTGAAACGTGGGTTTTAATATTTATTTTCTACAACCAACGAATCCTTCTGTACTGTTGTAATCGCATTCGATAACTCATCGCCTCTTACTTCTATCTGCTGTTCTGTTTTACCATCAGAATTATATCTACCACGCATAGCAGCACCTACAGCATATAAATAACTATATCCTCCGGCGTTCCCAAGAGGTTGTGCTGTCAAACACATTGCTATTGCATTTGAATCATATACACGGTTTCCTTGGCGATATTGTTTACCAAAATTAATTTCTCCAATACCACCTAACAAAACTGGTTTATGCTCACCACAAGCAGAATTTACTCCACTTGTGGTTGGGTAAAATTTCCTGTATTGATGCTCTTATATAACCCAGTTCTATCTTCTGGCATAAAATCTTTAAAATACTTTTTTTCACCATCTAATCTTGCTTTAACAGCATCATCGAATGAATCATATCTACCAAGATTTATATTTCTATTATCAACAACAATCTGTGCCTGCCATTTATTTCTCTCTTTATTCCATGTAACACCTGTAATACCGCTTGAATTATGTGAATACAAATCTTTATTTCTATTGTTCTCTTGATTTGTACAAAATCTATAATTCAACTTACGATTATCTAATTTGTTGCGATTAATATGATCTACATATATACCATCAAAAGCATTGGATAATAATCTATGTAATAATATCTGATTTTTTCCTGCCCCCGAAGTAACATATCCATGATTTCCAAGTGTCCATTTATATTGCTTGACTATATCAATATCATCTATATCAATAATGGATTTTCCTGTGATTTCTCCATGTATATTTCTTAAAATCAATAAGGCATAACTTTCATAAACTTCAATATCATTTTTATTGTTTTGATTATAAGAACTTGAATCAATGATATTGCCATATCTATAAATTTGCTTACAATGTTTTTCACATAAAAACATATTTGTTATCCCATTGTGTTTTACTCTTGTATTACTTCCACATATTTCACAATTTCTTATACTTAAATCACTCCTATCATAATTTATATTTTCATATAGCCTGTCTAAACTAGCTTCAAATGCGCCAATCCCAGAAAAGAAACTACTCAACCTCAAATCATCAAATAAATATGGCATAGTCTTATATAGTTCAACCAATATGTAATAAAGAACATCTACAACTATGGAATTTCCAGATTGTTTATAAAGTTGGCTGTTACTAACAACTTTACTTGCAGCGTCATATGATGAATCAGAAAATCCCATAAGTCGAAAGCATTCTTTAGGAGTCAACTTGCGGATTCTGATTTGTTCTTTTACAAAGTTATTACATTCCCAACTATGCGAAGATAATGTAGGACAAATATCATGTTCGCCACCTTTATTGAATCCTCGTGGCTTTTGAATTATTGTCTTGTCATCATTTTCTTTAATCTCTGATACAAGTTGTCTTCTATGCTTATCAACATATTGTTCTATAGTTGTTCCTTTATAATAATTTGCGTCCAAACAGTAACTATAATCTGGTGTTTCAAGAACAGCAGTTCCTTCAGATTTTTTATTGCTTATTCCTCTATCTTCTCTTGCTGTAATACAATTTGCATATTCAATCTGTCTTGTGTCATTTACACTTTTGTCAATTCCACAAACAATCTTAGGTTCATGACTTCCACCACCACACGTATTCAATGTAGGTGAACAACCATCAGGATCATAAATTCTCCCTACCTGTGGATTCTTCCAATTCCCATTACAATCAGAAATATTTCCTACTTGTTTTACTGCATTTTCATTAACCAATCTTGGATCTTTATAATCTCTTGAAGTAAGAGTTGGACAGTAATCATTATATTCTCTTGATTTACCTTCTCTTTTTACTTGACATGGATCATATAGTAAAGAAGTGTTTGTATTTAGATTTGTTAAAAACCTCTGCACTTTATCATCAGAAATATAATATTTCTCATCTACTTCATCTTCCAAGACATCTTTTAATCGAATCCCATTGTCAAATCCTTCAGGAAATACAAATTTGCCATTATCTAAATCTTTTTTAATAAAAATAAGATATACTCGCTCTCTTTTCTGTGGAATCCCATAATCTTTCGCGTTCAGC